GTCGCGCAGCCATCGCGGTGTTGAAGGAAAAGGCGGTTGGGTTGACACCCCGTCAGTCGGAAGCCTTGGATGTCCTAGGACATCTGCGGTTTTGCGACGGGGGGGAGGTTGCCACTCGTGGCCAGCCGATGGGAAGTCTGATGAGCTTCCCGCTGTTATGTTTGATCAACAAAACAGTTGTCGACTTAGCCGTTCTCGACCGAGCCCTCTCAGGGGAGGTTTCGTGGAAGGAATTCCGCGCGCATCGCTGTCTCATCAACGGCGATGATTTGCTTTATCGGGAGTTCGGTAACTCTCCCGATATACTTGCTGGTATCCTTCACCACGGGTCCCGTGTTGGATTCGAGGTGAACAGTGAGAAAACGATGGTATCGCCCGACTGGGCGGAGGTCAACTCCACGGCCTTCTTCCAGGGGCGGAAGCAAAAGAAAACGAACGTGGCGGTGTTGAAGTGGTCAAGCGAGGTGACGGATCCTGTCGGGTTTTTGGCCGACTCCGTTGTTCACCGCGCTGTGTTCCGGGAGCTGCTTCTGTTTTGGTCAACCCCAATTCGGAACGCACGTCGGAAGATACAGGGTCCTTTGCCGACCTCTTTTTGGTCGGCGCTTTGGCAAGTTAAGGACGCGCTGTGTTGGCTTCCCACGGCACCACCTGCGCCACCTAACCCCTTCCCCGTCGTACCCAAGCCTGCCGGGTACGATTTGACTCGCGAGGAAGAGGTTTGCTACATCTCAGAACGAGTAGCCAGGCTGAAGGAGCGGGGGTATAAACCGGCGAAGTCTGGCCGGTGTTCGACCCGCTCTGGAGAAGTGCAGACGATCCAGCGTGCACTTAGAAAAGAAAAACCATGCGTGGAAGACAATATCCTGAAAGTCCTCGCCGACGCATGGGAGTGGAAGACAAAGGAAAAGTTACGGCTTGAGGACGAAGCCGCGAATGGGCCGCTTGACTATTCGCCCGAGTGGTGCACTGCCTGTTACGAGGGCTCTCATAGCCTCGTGCAGTGCATCACGGACAAAATCAAGGCTTTCAGACAAAGGGAAGTTCAAGCTGGCTGCGCGAGCCAGGACGCAGGTCGCCTTTCGGGGCAACCTGGGGGCGGGGTACCGCATCGCGTGGAGTGGCCGGACTACGTCCCGTTGGAGTAACGGGCTAGTCGCTGGCGCCCTCGAGGACCCGAAGAGGTCCAGTTAAC